TAATAAGAGGGACTAGCATATCGACTTTCTCTGTAATATATATGCCTCTGGGCATAGTCTATAAATGCGGGATAATTTATAACAGAGTTTCCGTTCATTAAATGAATAGCGATTGCTGGGGCCTGTAGCACCCCTCCGACAATGTCGCGATAGAAAGCATCCCAGTTGTTTCCGTCTTTCTGCGGGTTCCAACTGTGGTTGATCCCCCATTCAGGCTTATTAAGGTCTGCTGATGCATAAGGAGTCCTTGGCCTACCATCAGCCGTATACCTAGGAAGATCTATATCATCTTGAGAAACGTAAAAGGTTTGTTGGTATTCTGAAAAGTTTAACCCATTGCTTGCATTAACATTGGCCTTCATGCCAGCATCGTTGAGCGTCATGGCAGCAATAAAAAGAGGGATAAGTCTGCCTGGGTTGTGACCCCCATCACCTTTCCACTCTCCCCCGTCCTCTACAAGTCCATGAATGTCTACTCCGTATTGAACGAGTCTTACTAGGAGTGTTTCTTTATCTGCATCAGAATAATCTAGGTTTAACTGCAACGCCGCAGTCCCTGTATCAATCGCCATTGATTTACCGTATCCGTCCTGCCCACCCATGTAGTGTGTGTGCATATACCGACCCGTCCAAGCAAGATCTTGTTCGTACCAAGTTTTTTCAAAACTGCTCTCTGATGTAGATATTGATGGTACACTGATTGCAGATCGATCCATGTCTGCTAAAACACCATAGTCTAAATTGCCTTTATTAAAAGGATGAGAGTAGTCACCACCTATTGGTGCTGGCCTAAAAGAATTTGATGCTGGAGATGAAGAAACAACTGTTAATACAACAAATGTGCTAATTTGCTCAAATGTTTGAGTCGCTGTTGTAGAGTCCGCCGTTACAACTGAACTGCTAGCACTAATTGTCTGCGGTAAATTGTTGGAAATATCTAAAGTATCAGAGTATGTGTTGTAAGAAGAAATCCTGTTATCAAAACCTTGAGTAGATCCTCTAGATGGATTTACAACAGTTCCACTAACACCAGTGCCTTGGGGTGTAATAGTTGTAGTAATAGCTGTTATGGTAATTGGGCCTACCACCCAGGGGTCGCCATTTGCGTACGTACCATTAGTGGGTGTTCCACTAATAGTCCAAGTAACGCCATGTCTAGTAATATCCATTATTAACTAAATGCTATTCCGATTCGTTTTCCTGTAGTCGCGCTTGATGTAACAACCCCAGAATTTGTAGTTCCAGCGCCCACTGAATTGAAAAAGCTCT